ATGTCTGCACGCGGTGTGGCGCGCACATCGCGTGGACATGGGACTGGACGTTGTGGCCGTGGCCGGACGGCGCGTGGCTGTGTAGCCCGTGCAACGACGCGCGGCACGAGGACGAGGACTTCGCGGCGGTCGAGGCCGTCGCGGCAAACAGGAGTGGCAATGAGTAACGGACCGCAGTTTTTTGAAACCCGGATGGGTCAGTCGTTCTACGACGGGACCATGAAGCGGCTCGCACACGCGGCCGAGAGCATCGCGACGTCGTTGGAGCAGTTGGCCGAGCGCGAGAAGCTGACGCCCTTGCAGCGTGTCGAGTTGGACAGCACGACGGCGCTGCTGCGCGCCGCCCTTGTCATCACGAAGACGCCGACGATTGCGACGTGGCTGCAGGACCACGACCCCAAGGCGCTCGAACAGTTGGAGCAGGGCATCGCCGCCGTCGTGGAGGAGCGTCTATGACCAAGAAGAAGCCGACGCTGTCGGAGACGGCGGCGAAGAAGGCCGTCACGCCGGACGTGCACGGCGACCACGGCGAGCCGCGGAAGGTCGTCGTCATGTACGACAACGCGCGCACGACGGAGAACACCATTCGGATGTACTTCCACTGCCGCCGCTGCTTGGAGGAGTTCAAGGCGGGGGTCGATCACCTCGGCGAGCCGTTGGGGCCGATGGCCCCGGCCGAGTACTGCCGCCTGAACATCGGGATGACGGAGGAGGGCGGGTGGCAAGTGTGGTGTGTGCGGCACGAAGTGAACGTCGCGAAGTGGCACATCGAGGAGGAGCCGCGATGACGCCCGTCATTCACTTCGCGAGTCGGCAGGACGCCGCCGAGCCCGTGCACCACGGCCCGGCGCTGTGTGGCGCGGGTAAGTCGACCCGGACCGCCGGCGATCAGTTCGTCGCCGGGGACTGGAGCTTTGTGAGCTGCCGCAACTGCCACCGCATCTTGCGGGCGACGAACGCGCGGGAGCAGGGGGAGGAACAGGACCTCGACCGCCGCCTCCGCACGTTCGTGCTCACGCGCATCCGCGACGATCAGCAGGCGTGGGACCTGTGCTGGCCGTTGACGGATGCCTACGGGGCCCCGGGCCACATGCCGCCGCAGGGCATGGATTGGAGCGGGTTCCGCGATTCGTCAGACGCGGCGATCCGCCGCATGGCGACGGCGCTCGGGATCGGGTGGCGGGCCTCATGGGTCCAGAAGGAGAAGGACTGATGGCGACAGTGATTCCGGCGGTGGGTCCAGTGCGCGAGCTGCGGCCAGGGCGCGGTGCGTCGTTTCAGCTCGAGGAGCTGCAGGCGGCGGTCGGCGGCTACATCGAGGCGCTGTATCTGCCCGAGGCGGTGATGTTCGTCGACGAGGACGGGAAGTCGAAGGGCAAGCCGTTCAACACGCGGGCGACGGTGCTCGCGGGGTCGTTGGGCAAGCTGCGGGCGGGCGACGTCATCGTCGGCGACGCGATTGTCTGCAGTGTGGCCGAGGCGGGGGAACCGGACGTGACCTACGGCTTCCGGGTGATGAGTCCAGACGGCGTCCCGATCGCGCCGACGGACTACGCGACGCGCGAGCTCGCGGAGGCGGCGTGCGCCGAGTGGTGCGGGCGGTTCGTCGCACAGGGCTACTACGCCAGCACGAGCGGGCCCATCGCGCTCAGCGAGCTGCCGATGCGCTGCACGATTGTGGCGGTCGAGGAGGAGGACGACGACGACGACGACGTTGACGCGTCGTGAGGCGCTGTGCGACTGTGTTGTCGTTGAATACGACGACGACACGCGGGCATGGGGGCGCTCGGCCGGGGGCCGGGCGTCGGTCCGTGTTCGCAACCAAGGCGCTGCCCAAGCCGTTCGCGATGGACTTCACCGAGGCGGGGCTGCGACGCCTCGCCGCGGTGGTCAAGCGGACGGGGCTCAGCCGCAATGCGGTCCTCGCGGTCCTGGCACTGCAGTTCGCGGACGCCGTGACGTTCGCGGAGTCGGCCCGCGCGCCGTTCCCTGACAAGTCGCGGCGGGTGCTGTCGATCCGCGTGCCGCGCGACGCGGGGGCCAAGCTCGCGGCCGCGCGCATTCGGACCGGACACAGCTACTCCGACATCGGCGAAGCGTTGGTCACAACGTATGGCAAACGTGCGCGGTATCCGCGTGTGCTCCGCCTGCCGGGCGAGGCGCGGTAAGTTCCCCGGGTTCCCGACCTCCCGGCCCTCAGAGGCGGCGGGTCGGGCTCCCATCCTGCCCCCCGGGCCCCCCGGGCGAGACGTTCCCACAGGCCCCACAGGCGGGCCCTTCCGACCTCCGGGACAGGGGGAATCCGGCGACCCGGGTCCCCCCGGGTTGTCGGCCCCAGCCGAAACCGTGACCCCGGCTGTCCGCGGCCCCAGAGCGAACCGGACGGCCCTCAGAGGCCTCGGGTCGGGCCCCTACCCTGCCCTACCGGCCCCCCCGGCGATCTCGTTCCCACAGGCCCCACAGGCGGGCCAATCCGACCTCCGAGACAGGGGGCCACGCGGACCCCGGAGGCCGGTCGGGCCCCCCCGGGTTGTCGGCCCCAGCCCGACCCGCGACCCCGCTTGTGCGCAGCTCCAGCCGGCGGAGGCCGCGTGACGCGCGGCCCGAAACCGAAGCCGTCGTGGCGACGCCAGATGGAGGGGAACCCGGGGAAGCGGCCGGGGAACCCCGACGAGCCGAAGCCGCCCGCCCCGGACGACACCTTCGACGCGCCGCCCCCGGCCGTGGCGGCGGTCGTGCGCGCGGCCGACGAGTGGCGACGGCTTGCGCCGATGCTCCGACAGGGCAAGCAGATCACCGAGGCCGACCGCGCCGCGCTGATGGCGCTCTGCTTGGAGTGGAGCCGGTACCTCGAAGCCGTGGAGAAGCTGACCGCGTCGGGGCTGATTGTCTTCTCGCCGAGCGGCTACCCGATGCCGAACCCCTACATCGCGATCGCGACGAAGGCGCTCGCGGGCTGCGCCCGGTTGTGGCCCGAGCTCGGCCTCACGCCGTCGAGCCGCACCCGCGTGCACGTGCCGCAGACCGGCGACGGCTTCACCGAGTTCGACGAGCCGGTGCCGCTGGTGCCGCCAGGACGTCCGCAGTGACGCGGGTCAGCAAGGAACTCCGCCGGGCGGCGCGCGAGAACGCGAAGCAGATCGACGGGTCGCATTGGTTCCTCTGCCTGTTCAACGAGTCGATGATCGAGGAGGTCATCCCGCTGCTGCAGATGGGGCTCGCGGTCTATCTCGACAAGCCCATCCTGCTGCTCGTGCCGAAGGGCAGGACGGTGCCCATGAACCTCCGACGCCTCGCCCTCGACGTCGCGGAGTTCGACCCGACCGTGCCCGGCTCGCTCGATGCCGCGATGGCGCAGCTGCAGAGGACGTTGAAGCAGTGACCGTGCAGGGCCGACGCCGTCGGACTCGGACGACGACCGCGCAGCTGCCGCGCATCGGCCCGTGTCACGACCCGCTGCACCTGTGGTTTCTTGAGTGGGCCGATGCGAACGGTCAGCGGTGGCGCAAGTACTTCCCGACCCGGGTCGAAGCGCGGGTGGCGCTCGCGCAGCATCGCATCGAGTTGGAGCTCCAGAAACTCGACGTCGTGCGCGCCGCGCTGCGGAAGTCGGAACTGTTGTTATTAGTGTTGTTGTTGTAATCACGCGACGACGAGCTCGGGGTCGTCGGCGAGGTTCGGCCCGGCGGTCGCGAGCTTGCGTGCCATCAAAGTCGCGATGACCGGGTCGATGCGGCCGCGGCTCCGCTTCTTCGTCGGGTAGATGTTGTCCTTGTTGTCGACCTGCACGATCACGTTCGACACGCACCACGTCATCAGCGCGTCCCCGCCCGCATCGATCAGCCCGTCGAGCACGTCGGCCTCAAAGTCCTTCGACGGGGGACTCATCTGCTGCAAGTTCTGCGGAATCTCGACCACGAGGAAGCTGTCGTCCTGCAGCTGCTTCATCAGGTTGCCCGCGTTGTAGGGGTCGATCGCGACGGCTTGAATGTCGTAGCGCGCGGCCGCTTCGAGCACGAGCTCGCGGACGACGTCCTGATCGATGCGGTTGCCGGGGTTGGTCCGCAAGGTGCGGCCCAGACGGCCGGGCTCGAGCCACGTGCGGTACGGGGCGCGGTCGCGATGCGCGCGGGCGTCGAGCGTGTCCTCCGGCGTCAGACACCACGGGACGAGCCGCCACGTGAGCCGGTCGGCGGTCGGCGGGAACACGAGGACGACGGCGGTCAGGTCGATCTTGCTGCTCAGGTCGATGCCGATGTAGCACGGCTCGTCGATCATCGAGTCGAGATCCCAATCGTCATGCTGCCCGCGCCGCCAGCCGTCGAGTGAGAGCCAGGGCGAGGCGGTGTTGATCCACAGGTTCAGCCGCTTCTGTTGGAACGCCGCGGCGGCCGGCGGCATGTGCTGCGCCTTGGTCGCGAGCGCGATGAGGTCCGACGGGAGGACCGACACGCCGTAGTTCGGGTTGGCCTTGCGCCACGTCGCTTCCGCCCACGGCGGGTCCTCCGGGTCGGCGGAGGCGATGAAGGCGAACACCGTCTCGTCGTGGATGACCTCATCGAGGATCTGACACGCGTAGTGGTGCTGGTCGCCGCACGGCGAGACAGGGTCGTTGCCTGCGGTGGTGATCCAAAAGATGACGGGCTGCCGCCGCGCGCCGGTCGCGGTTTCCATGACGTCGATCAGCCCGCGGTCTTTCATCGCGTGCGCCTCGTCGATGATGACGAGCTGCGGGTTGAGGCCGTCGGTCGAGTCCTTGTCCGCGCCGAGCGGTTCGAGCTTCGACGCGCTGCGCTCGTGGTTGAGGTTTGCCATCAGCACGCCGATGCGGGACCGCAGCCCACTCGACTGGACGAGCCGCTTGCAATCGTTGAACACGATGCGCGCCTGGTCACGTTTGGTCGCGATGCAGTAGCCCTCCGAGCCGCCCTCGCCGTCGAAGAACGTGACGTAGAGCCCGACGATGGCGGCTTCGAGCGACTTGCCGTTCTTGCGGGGAATCTCGTTGTAGGCCGCGCGAAACCGCCGCAGGCCGGTGTCCCGATGGACCCACGCGAAGATGGACCCGAGGCGGAACCGCTGATGCGGTTCAAGGGTGATCAGGTGCCCGGCCCATTGCCCCTTGTAGTGCCGGAGCTGCGCGGCGAACCGGAAGAAGCGGTCCGCGCGCGGGTAGTCGAAGACGAACGGGAAGTCGTCGGTGGCTTCGCGCGTGCGGTCGCGCAGATGGCGTGCGCAGGCGAGGCGGTGGTACTTGCCGCCGGGAATCATCCCGAGGACGACGGCTTGCGCGTAGGAGTCGAGATCGTTCACACGTCGACCGGCGCGCCACGGGAGAGTCTACGCTCAGCCCTTGCGGGTGTTACAGGACGTGCAGAGCGACTGCAGGTTGTGCGGGTCCAGTAACGGCCCGCCGTCACGGAGTGACCGTATATGGTCAACGACCCGGGCCTCGACGCGGGCCCCGCGCGCGGCGCACACGCTGTGCTCGGTGTGCAGCTGCCCGTCGGCGCGCTGCCCACACCACGGGAACTGCGTCAGGAACGTGCGGGCAAGGGTCGTCCACTCGGAGTTGTAGCCGCGGGCCCGGGCGCTGCCGCGCGCCTGGTCCTTGCGTCGCAGGCAGCGGCCGCACGGACCTGTGGTGAGGTGCCCGCAGCCCGGGCAGAGCCGCGGCGGCGCGAGCGGCACGTCAGACCGCGGCCCCGTCGTCCGGGGCTTCGAGCTCGAGGAACGGCTGGCCGGGCGCGCCGTGCGAGAGCAGCGCGTCGGTCAGCTTGAGCGCGCGATTGACAGCGACGACCACGCGCAGCGCGAGGGCCTTGCGGAGCAGCTGTTGGGCTGCCGCGAGATGCCACCGCGCACGCATGAGGTCTTCCTGCCGAGTCGGCATGTCCGCATTGTCGCGCGAAATGGTCACCGATGTGTATCGGGAGCCCCCCTACGGGACAGAGCGAGCTCCCGGGAACGGCGGCAGCAGCGGCAGCAGCCCGTAGGCCAGCAGCAGCACGACCGCGATGATGCACACGACGCGGACGACGTACTTCATCCACGCCGGCATGACGATCACGTTGCTCTCGACGAGGCCGAGCAGCGCGCCGATGACGATGAGCCAGACGATGAGTGCGATCACGGTGTCCCTCCTTCAGAAGGCCCCGACGCCCCACAGCTGTTTGACGAACGCGCGGAAGTCCTTCGCCGCGGGGAGCGCCGCGTTGCCGCTCCAGATGGTTGCGAGCTCCGTGAGATCGGTGAATGCCGTCTTCAGCACGGCGACGTCCTGGTCGCTGTAGCCGAGCGCGACGAGCGTCTCGGTGGGGGTGGCGAGCAGGTACTGCTGCAGCGTCACGACGTCTCCGAACAGCCGTTGGAACTGCCGGCTGATGTCCCCGGCGCGCGCATCGATCTCGTCCTTTGTGACGGCTAAGCCGACGCTCATGCTGCCCTCCTATTGAAGCGGAATGGCGATCTGGCCGATGACCCACAGGTTGGCACTGCCGGCCGACCATGTCCCGCCCGCAATCTTCTGCAAGCCGATGTAGTTCCCGCCCGCAACGGTTGCGATGACCCCGCTCGTCCACGTCAAATCAAAGAACTGCAACACCGCGGGGCGTTGCGCTTTGTCTGCGAGATAGTTGCCGGGGATTTTGATCCGCAGCTCCGTGGGCGCGGGACTCCCGAGCCCGGTTTGCTGAAGGTAGAACGAGAGGATCATCGTCTTGCCGATGAGCGTGTACGCCAGCGTCACTTGCTCCACGGCGGTGACGGTCCACGCGGCCGCGCTGTTCGTCGTGAAGTTCGCCGCGTTGTAGGCGACATCGATCCAATCGCCCATTGCGACGTTGCGCCCGCGTTCAACGATGCCAGTGGCACGGCCGATGGACAGACCGATGGACACGGCCTTTGGGTTCGGCCCGGCGGGCGCGTCGTACCACTGCAGCAGCGACTCGCTCGCGCCTTGGACGAGGAACAGCCCCGCGCTGCCTTTGGCGACATCGTCGGCGAGGAAGTTCACGCCGTCCCACGCCATGTTCGTGCTGAGGATCACGCTCGGCACGTTCCGCATCAGGCGGCCGTCGAACGTCGTGGCCGGATCTTTGACGCGCAGGAACGGCGCAGTGCCGATGACGGTCGGGTCGGTGACGTAGGTCGGCCCGAGGTTCGTGATCTTCGTCGGGCCCGGTGCGCCTGTCGGACCGATGGGACCTTCGGGCCCCGGGACGCCTTGCGGCCCGGTCGCGCCGGTCGCGCCTGGCGGCCCCGGCACGGTGCTGGCTGCGCCCGTGGGGCCGGTGTTCCCGATGGGGCCTTGCGGGCCCGTCGGTCCCGTCGGCCCCGGCACGGTGCTGGCTGCGCCGGTCGCGCCGGTATCGCCCTTCGGGCCCGTCGGTCCCGTCGGCCCGGGGACGGTGCTGTCTGCGCCGGTCGGTCCTGTGGGGCCCGTCGGTCCCGTGGGGCCTTGAATGCCTTGCGGGCCCGTCGGCCCGACAGGGCCGGCAGACATCGGATTCCAAATCGGAACCCATTCAGTCGTCGCGGGATCAGGACCGGCCATGTTGTTGCAACCAATCTAACGTCTCGAGCGCGCGGCGCACGGGCGAGCCCGCTTGCCACGGCACGTTGGCGATGTAGTTGTAGAGCATGTCGACCTCGCTCGCATCGACGTGCAGCTCGCGCGCGCCGTCTCCAGAGATCAACTGTCGTTCCGGCTCGCCGTTCACGAGCTTCTTGCCGCACGGTTTGAGTTCGCTGATCGCTTCGAGCTTCTCGAACAGCTGCATCTCTCGACGGAGGATGGTGAGGCCCTTCTTGTCGAGCAGACTGCCGCCGAGGACGAAACCGACGAAGCAGAACTCGAAATGGCATTTGCCCAAGTCGTCGTCGAAGGTGAGCAGCATCGGTCAGTCCTTCCGACACGCGAAGAAGTCGACGTAGAGCGGATTGTTCGCGGCCGACGCGGACGCCCCGGTGATCGCCAGGGCCCCGGCCGAATCCGTGGAGCCGACCGTCGTGGCGGTCGCGCTGCCCGTGTTGCCCGCGACGTCAGGAGCCGCGCTGCCGGACGTGCCCGAGGGCACCGTGTGACTGTGGCCGCTGCCCTGATCCGTGTCCGCGCTGAACCCATGTGTGTGGTTGTGGAACGGGGTGGTGGCATTGCTCCCTTGATCCGCGTTGAAGCCGCCGCCGGAGTTGACGCCGGTCGTGCCCGACACGCCATGTTTGTGATCGCCGGGGCCCTGCGTGGTGCTCCCGGGCGTGCTGTGCGTGTGTCCGGCCACGACGAGCGTGCCCGACGAATGCAAGTGCGAGGCGACGGTGAGCGCGCTGGAGCCGTGCACGTGGGCCTGCGACGCGAAGGACCCCGGGGCGTGCGTGTGGGTCGCCACGCCGCCCGAGACGTTCGCGGGCCCCATGCGGACGTAGTAGCCGTCCCACGCGGCGACGCGGGTGTAGCCCGGGGGACAGGGGGTCGTCATGAAGATGATCGCGCCCACGGGCACGCCCGACGGCGCGGTCCACGTCCCGGTCCCGTTCAAGTAGGTCGACGCGTCGCCGTTCAGATTGATCGGCCCGACTGTGCCGATGCCGAGGTTCGTGCGCGCGGCGGCCGGGGTGCTCGCGCCGGTCCCGCCGTCGGCGACCGGAATGATCGCGACGGTCGAGGGTTCGCCGCCCGTGGACTTCACGTAGCCGTTCGCGAGCGCGCTCATCACGCGTTCGTTGGTCAGCGTGCTGTGTCCAGAGACGACCCAATAGCTCGCGTCGACGATGGGATTGTTCGAGATGCCCACGCCCGGCCACGGCTCCGGGGGTGTGGTCGTGCCGTCGACCACGCACATGTACGCGATGCCGTCCGCGCCGATGACGATGTCGCCGTCGTTGTAGACGGGCCCCGGAGCGTAGTCCCCGAGGTAGTCGAGATTCATGCCGCCGCCGCTGCCGCCGGTCACGGTCTGCCACGACACGCCCGCGGCGGCCGCCGGGTCGGCGGTGAGCCGCTGCCCTGGTGCGCCGACCGGCACGCGCACCACGCCCGCCCCGTCGTGCGCGGCTAGGTCGCCTTTCGTCGTGAGCGTCATCGCGGCGGATTTCTTCCACGACATCGCGGTCGGCGCGAAGGGGTCCACGGTCAAGACGAGGCCGACCGTCCCGATCGGGACGCGGACATTGGTCGTGCCGTCGTGCGCGATCAGATCGCCCTTCGAGGTGGTCGGCAACGTGCTGCCGCCGCCGCTCGTGCCGCCCGTGCCGCCGTTGATGATGGGGAGGATGCCGCTGACATCCGTGGCGAGATTCACCGGGCCCCAACTCGGAGGACCGGAGGGACTGCCGTGCAGCACCGCGGTCAGCGTGCCGAGATTGTCCAGCGGCGCGATGCCAGTCCCGCCCTGCCCGATGATCACCGCGTTGAGTGTCAGGTCGCCGTAGTTGCTGACCGTGCCCGTGCCGCCGACGGGCGAGGACCCGCTGCTGCTCGGGGTCGAGATGCCGACGCTCGACCCGCTCGACGCGATGTCGCGCCAGAAGTCCAGCCACGACGCCTGCGCGGTCGTGCCTTCGAGCAGCGTGAGCGTCGTGATCGGGGCCTGGTCGTCGGCGATGGTCACCGAGACTTCGGTGACGAACCACAGGGCATTCGGGAGCGTGCGCGAGGGTACGTCGAGCCGCACGGTGTCGCCCGGGAGGAAGTCATCGGCCGCGCGGGTCTTCAGCGTGACGGTGCGCGGGACGACCTGATACTTCGCGAGCTGCGCGTTCGCGTAGGCCTGCGCCTGCGCCGTGTCGAAGATGTCGGCGCGTTCGATGAGGGCTTCAAACGGGAGGGTCGCCGCGGACGCCGCTTCAGCGGTGACGGTGAGCGGATACTGGACGTTGTAGTCGAGCCAAAAGTAATGCGTGGTCGCGGGGATCTGCGCGCTGCCGCCGGGAATCGGGACCCCGACATGCCGCACGAGCTCCTTCGTGTTCGCGTCCCAGTACCACGGCGCGGTGCCGGTGGAGATGTCGGCGATCGCTTCATGCCCGCCGCCCGTCGGTGGCGTGGTGGGGTTCGGCGGCCCCGGGTAGGGCCCGCCGACGTACGTCATCCACGCGAGCCAGTGGTTGTCGGCAATCGGCCACGTGGGCGGGTAGTCGGGCTTGAACCGCACCTTCGGCGGCGCGCCGTGCCAGAGCTGCTGCTTGGCAACGAGGCCGGTCCCGTAGCGGACGATGATGCGGTTGGCGTACTGGTAGCGCGACTTCGTCCACGTGATCGGGCCGAGGATGTTCTTGTTCGCGGCCGAGAGCGTGAAGCTGCGCGTCTTCGTCCCGACCGCAAACCACTCGATGACGCCGGTCGGCCGCAGCCGATACAGCCAGCCGCTCAAGTCGACGAGTCGGTTGAAGGCTTCTTCGAGCGTGACCTGATCGAAGGTGTTCGCCGGCAGGGTCGGCCCGGTCGCCATCGCCGGGTCGAGCGTGATGCCGTAGGCCGTGAGATACGTGGTGACGAGATCGCTGACGACGGACTTCAACGTCGCGCCCGCCACGTAGTCGCGCGTCACGCGCCGCTGCGCCGCACCGAACCAATCGTCGATGGCGTCGATGCGCGTGACCGTGCCGACGCCTGGCGCGCCGAGCGGCTGATCCTCGGTGCCCTGCACGGTGCCGCGGAACAGCGATCGGCCGTCGCTGCTGCGCACCTCGACGCGTTGATCGAGCGTGGGGCGGTACGCGGTCGCGGTCGAGTCCTGATCGAGGACCTCGACCGACGCGCGGCCGCGGGCCCCGAGCTGGTATTCGATGCGGAGGGACCCGGTCGCCCGCGTCTTGCGCGTCTGGTCGACGCCCGCGATCAGGATGGCAGGCGGCAGGGCCTTCGCGTCAGCCATGCGGGCCTCAGTGCCCGACGCCCATCGTCCGCATGATGCGCGGAATGCGTCGCGCGGAGGAGCGGGCGATCTGCTCGCCGTCCAGATAGATCGTGGTTTCGTAGTTCTGCGGGCCGACGCCGAGCGCGTTGCCGTTGAGCGGCACGACCGCTTCGGGGCCCGCCTCGCCGATGAGCGCGAGCGTGCGATGTTTGACGATGCCGCCGCCCGCCAGGGCGGGGACGCTCAGCGTGCCGCTCGTCGTCGCGCTGTCGCCGCTCGGCAGCCCGCCGCCCTCCTGCTTGAACTTGTAGGGGACCACGAGTGGCGGAATGTCGATGTTGGCGAACGAGCCCTCGATGCTCGCCGCCGCGTCGGCGGCGGGCTGCTTCAGCGCGTCGAAGTACGACGGGATGTCCGCGCCGAGGACCTTGCCGATCGCGAGCAGCACGTCGAGAATCTTCTCGTTCGTCCCCTTCATCGCTTCGCCGACGAGCCCTTGCTCCTCGGCCTGCTTGAGGATCGACGCGGTCGTGTCGTCGGTGACCGCGCCGTACTGCTGCTGCGCTTCCCACAGGGTCTGCAGGACCGGCTGGCTGAGCGCGAGCGTGCGGCTCATGTCGCCGCCCTTGTCGACGATGCCCTGAATGCTCGCGCCGATGTCGGCGGCGATGGCTTGGAACCCCTCGGGGGACAGGGCCTTCGCGTCGAACAGGCCGCGGAGCACCTGGCCGTCGGCGGCGATGGTGTCGAACAGCGGCTTGAACGCTTCGTCGTTCACGAGCTTGAAGTTGTCGATCATCTCCTGCGTGACGGCGCTCGCGGTCAGGCCGAACTTGTCGACGCCGTCGGTGAGGGTTTGGAAGGTCGGGCCCATCATCTGCATCGCGGTGATCGCGTTGCCGTTTTCCTTCACGAGCCCGGCGAACGTGTCGCGGGCGATGAGCCCGAGGCGGTCGAACTCGTCGCCGGAGCTCTGCGCGAGCGCGGCGAGCGACTGCGCCTTGTCCGTCTCGAAGGCTTGGGCCTGTTTCTTCGTCGCGCCTTCGGGCGGCTTGGCGTCGAGGATTTTTTGGAACTTCTGACCGAAGATGCCGGCGCGTGTGTTGAGGCCTTCGACCGCGTTGTTGAGTCCCTCGATCCGCTTCTTCTGTTCCTCGATCGCTTTGTTGAGCTCCTCGACCGCGGCGGTGAACTGCGCGGGCTTCTTCGCGTCGAACGCTTTCTGGATGTCGACGCCGAGCGACTGCGCGAGCTTCTGCAGGTTCTTCATGCCGCCGTACTGTTCGAGCAGCGCCGCCTTGTTCTTCTCCAACTCGGCGCGTTCCTGCTTCGCCTTCTTCGCCCCGCCGAACAAGCCGCCCACGAGGCCCGCGATGCCGCCGACCGCCGCCCCGATGGGACCCCCGACCATGAAGCCGCTCATTGCGCCGCTGGCTGCGCCGCCGAGCGCGCCCTTCATCTTGCCGCCCTGCGTGCCCATCGAGAAGCCGCCCATGAAGCCGCTGATGCCGGTGCCCGCGAGGCCCATCAGCTTCTCGCCGCCCGTGAGCGGCTCACCGCCTGGTGTCTTCGAGCGGGCGAGCCGCTCTTGGAAGGCCTTCGCGAAGATGTCGGCGGCGGCGGTGGCGGCGGCAGCCCACATATTGTCGCCGCGCGAGAAGGCCTCGCCCATGATCCGCGGGATGTCGATCGCGAGCTGCTTGAAGACCGGCCGCACCGACGTCTCCATCTTCTTGATCGCGTCGGTGATGCCGTCGATGAAGACCTTCGTGTCCTGCTTGCTGCTGGCGGAGCCGTAGCCCAGCATCGTGCCGAAGTCGAGCTGCGGGACCTTCGACTCGATCTTCGTGAAGTCGGCGAACTCCGTGAACCGCTTGCCCATGTCGGCAAACGCGTCCCGCATCATCTCGAAGTGGCGCTGGTTGGTGAGGAGGACCGTGTCGACCTTGCGCAACGCCTCTGGGGCGGCGACGCCCATGCGGTTGAAGACGTCGAGCGCGCTGCGCACGGCGTCGGTCAGCTGCTTCTGCTGCTCCTCGGTGAGTTTCGAGATGTTGGTGATGTCGCCGAGGGCCTCGACCATCAGGTAGGCCTTCTTGACGGCGTCGAGCCCGAATGCGGCGTCGCGGTTCTTCTCGGCGTCCTTCAGCCCCTTCGTGAGCGGCGGCAGCTGCGCGTTGAGCGCGGCCAGGGCGCGGCCGAAGTCCGCGTTGTCGCCCACCGTCTTCACGACCGAGGCGAGCTCGCGGAAGGTGTCGACGACCTTGTCGCCCTTTGCCATCGCGGCGAGCAGCTCCTCGATGGACTTCTTGCCCTTCTTCGGGGCTTCGCCCAGATCGATCATCTTGCCGCGCGCGGCTTCGGTCTTGTCGGCGAGCTCGCGGAGTCCCGCGATGAAGGGCTGCAGGGTCGCGGTGGTTTCCTCCGACCGCTTCTTCGTGATGACGAGCTGGTCGCTCATCCGCTTCCACGTGTCGTACGTCGTGGTGGCGATCTTGGAGAGCCC